ACCCCCTCCCTCACCCTCCCCCTCGAGGGGGAGGGGACGGTTTATGTGGCCGGGATCGACGTCGCCGGCGAGGACGAGGTGGCCGAGGACGCCACGCTGCGCTCGCTCAAGCCGCGCAAGGACAGCACGGCGGTCACGATCTGCGCCGTGAGCTGGGAGTCGATCGCCGGCGTTGAGGTAGGGCGAGCGGCGCGGGTCCCGACGGAGCCGACGCTGCGCATCGTCCAGCACTACTGGTGGACCGGCCGCAAGCACCGCGAGCTGTTCGGCCAGCTCGTGGACCTGCTCCGCAACGTCTGGGGCTGCCGCGCCGTCGTGGTGGATGCGACGGGCGTCGGCGCCGGGGTGGCGAGCTTCCTGGTGGGGGCGCTGCCTGGGGTGGTGCGGCCGTTCGTCTTCACGGCGGGGTCCAAGAGCGCGCTCGGCTACGGGCTGCTGGCGGCGGTCAACGGCGGGCGGCTGAAGATGTACGCGGAGGACGGCTCGCCAGAGCGCGCGGAGTTCTGGCAGCAGATGCGGCTGGCGCGCTCCGCGCTCCACGAGAACCAGCGCCTTTCCTTTTATGTTGATCCGCGCGAGGGCCATGACGACCTGCTGATCTCGGCGGCGCTGGCGGTGGAGGCCGCGGCCGGGGCGGAGCCCCGGGTCGCCGTGGGCCGGCGGGCGGAGGTGGAGCGATGACCCTCACCATCTTTCGTCACACCGCATCGACTCCCGGGGCGGTGGCCTCGGCGATCGCGGAGCTGCGGGCGCGGGACGGCGAGCGGCTGCGGCGCTACCGCGAGCTGCTCGACTTCTACGAGGGGCGCCACTTCGCCGCACCCCGGCGGGGGCGGACGAATCTCGTGGTGAACTACGCGCGCGCGGTGGTGGACAAGGGGGTCTCCTACCTCTTCGGGCGGGGCGTGCACTTCTCGGTTCCAGAGGATGCGCCGCTCGGCGCGGTACGCGCCCGGCTGGCCGAGCGGCTGCTGGCCCAGATCGCCGAGGAGAACGACCTCGACCTGCTCCTGCTCCACGCCGCCACGAACGCCGCGGCGCTGGGCGACGCTGCGCTCAAGGTGTTCTGGGACGCGGCCGCGGGGCGGGTGCGCATCCTGAACGTCGATCCCTTCCGCTTCTTCCCGACCTGGGCGAGCGATGACGTGGCGGCGCTGCAGCGGGTCGCCGTCTGCGGCCGGCTCGCCGCCGCAGAGGCGCGCGAGCGCTACGGCTGGCAGGGGGTGGTCCGCTCCTCGGTCGGGGAGGTGGAGACGCTCGAGGTCTGGACCGCGGAGCGGTTCCAGCTCGTCGTCGAGGGCGAGGTGATGCGGGATGACCCCAACCCCTATCGCTTTATCCCATTCGTGCACGTGCCGAACCTCCAGCCGCCCAACACGTCCTGGGGCGTGTCCGACCTGGTGGATGTCATCCCGCTCAACCGGGAGCTGGACGAGCGGATGAGCGACCAGGCGGACCTGATCCGTTACCACGCGGACCCGCCGGTGGTGTTCCGCGGGGTGGAGCGCCACTCGGATCTGGCGGTGGGGCCGGGGACCGTCTGGGACCTGCCCCGGGATGCGGACGTGGCGCTGCTGGAGTGGCGCGGCGCCCTGCCGACGCTGCAGGAGCACGTGGAGCGGGTGCTGCGCGCGCTCTACGAGGTCGCGGAGACACCGCGGACGAGCTTCGGTGATTCCGGCCGCCTGCTCTCCGGCGTGGCGCTGGAAACCGAGCTGCAGCCACTCATCCAGCGGACCCTGCGCAAGCAGGTGGGCTGGGGCGCGGCGCTGCGCCACGTGGCGCGGATGGCGCTGCTGCTGTCCGAACAGTTTGACGATCGGCTGCGCCGGGGAGGGACAGAGGAGGGCGGCCTGCCCGGTTTCTCCCTCCCCCCGGGCGCGGGGGGAGGCGAGGAGGGGAGCCTCGCTCGTCCTGCGCTGCGCTTCGCGCCCTACCGGGTGCGCGTGGTCTGGCCGCCCATGCTGCCGCGCGACGACGACGCAGAGGCGCAGCGCAACCTGGCGCTGGTGGCGGGCGGGCTGCGCGCCCACCGCTCGGCGATGGATGCGCTGGGTGTGCTGGAGCCGGAGGCCGAGCTGCAGCGGGTCCGCCAGGACCGCCGGGCCCTCCAGGACGGAGAGGCCCGGCAGGCGGGAGGCGCGGAATGAGACCAACGGGAGATCGGAGTGCGTTGCAAGCGTTGCAGCGGGCGGATGTTCCTCGAGGAGGACGGCGACCGCTTCTGCCTGATGTGCGGCGAGCGGGTCTACGACTGGCTGAGCGGCTTCGTCGAGCGGCTGCTGGAGGCGATGGAGCGCCAGGCGCGGCGGGAGGCGCGCCATGACCACACGCGCGCAGCTCCGGGCGACGATCCGCACCGAGCTGAACGATAGCGGTGGCACGCCGCTCTGGGCCGATGCGCTGCTGAACGAGCTGATCGCCCAGGCAATCCGCCGCTACGGCGAGCAGCTCCCGGAGGAGGCGTCCACCACGCTCACCGTCGTGGCGGACCAGGCCGCCTACGCGCTGCCCGCCCGCTTTCTCCGCGCCATCCGCGTGGAGCAGCCGGCGGACACGGAGCGCGTCGGCGACCCGCGCCATCCCTGGAGCTACCGCATCTTCGCCGGCCAGCTCGTGCTGGACCCGGCGCCCACGCAGGCCGGCAGCGACCAGGACATCACGCTGGAATATCTGCGCTTCTACGCAGAGCCGGCGGCGGACGGGGACACGCTGGCCACGCCGAGCCCGGATGACGACATCCTCGTCGCCCTGGTCTGCGCCCGGGCGCTTGCCTACCTCGCCATGGACGAGGCCAAGCGGCAGCGCTTCGAGCGCCAGCGCGGCGCGGACTCGCGGGAGGTTGCCGCCGCCTACGAGCGGCGCGCCGGCGAGCGCATGGCGCTGCGGACGCGGCTGGTCCGTGTCGGCGCGCTGACGGCGACCGATCCGGGAGTCCCGAACCCCGGCCCGCTCCAGTCCGCGGACCCCGGGCCATGAGCAAGGCAATGGGGGCGCGCCCTCACCCTCGCCCGCTGGGAGAGAGGCCGACCGAGCGCTTGTTTCTCCCTCTCCCCACGCGCGGAGGATCGAACCAGCAGAGAGGAGTTCGCGATGCCAGAGGATCAACCAGCTATCGCATTGGACGGGCAGGACCCGGTTTCTGAAGCGGACGCTGAGGCGGAGCTGGAGGCGCTGCGCGCCCAGCTCCTCGCCCTCCAGGAGGAGCGCGAGGCGGTGGAGACGCTCGCCGCGAAGCTGCAGGAGGCTGACGCCCGCGCTGAGCAGCTCCACGCCGAGCTTGCCAATGCCCGCGCAGCCCAGCTCGCAGCCTATCGTCGCGCGGTGCTCGCGGAGCATCGCGGCCAGCTCGTCGAGGAGCTGGTGGGCGGCAACTCGCCGGAGGCGATCGACGCCTCGGTGGAGGCAGCCCGTGTCGCCTACGAGCGCATCGCGGGGCAGCTCCGTCAGTCCGGCGCGGGTGGACCGGTGGTCGTCCCGGCGGGGGCAAGCCCGCGCGGCGAGCTGGGCCTGGACCAGCTCAGCCCATTCGAGAAGATCGCCGGCGCGCTGGCCCGCAACGGCCGGGGCTAGGAGCCGGGATCATCTTGAGCCGCAGGCGAAGGATTCGCCGGTCCCGAGGTGGGTGCGGATCCTTCGCGTTGCCCGGGATGACCGAACGCATGCAGAAGGGAGTGACGCATGGCGCTGACCTTGGCGGAGAGCGCGAAGCTCTCGCAGGACATGCTCAAGCGGGGAGTCGTCGAGACCATCATCGAGGAGTCGCCGATCCTGGCGCGGCTGCCGTTCATCCACGTGGAGGGCAATAGCTTTAAGTACAACCAGGAGACCACTCTTCCCACGGCCGCCTTCTACGCGCCGAACGCCGTGTGGACCGAGGGGACGGCCACCTTCACCCAGCAGACCGCGAACCTGTGCATCCTGGGCGGCGACGCGGACGTGGACAACTTCATCCAGCGCACCCGCAGCAGCCTCCAGGACCAGCGCGCGATCCAGACCCAGCTCCGCGCCAAGAGCGTGGCCCGCAAGTTCGAGCAGACCTTTATCTACGGCGATGACTCGGTCGACACGAACAGCTTCGACGGGCTCGGGATCCTGGCCCCGACGGCACAGGAGATCACGGCGGACGCGAACGGCGGGCCGCTCACGCTCGCGCTCCTAGATCAGCTCATCGACCTGGTGAAGGGCGGGAAGCCGGACCTGCTGCTGATGAGCAAGCGCACCCGCCGCAAGCTCAAGAACTTGCTGGTGGCCTCGGCGCACTACGTGGAGAGCGGCGCCGACCAGTTCGGGCGCCAGGTGATGTTCTACGACGGCATCCCGGTCGAGGTATCCGATTTTCAGCTCGACACGGAGGTCGAGGGCTCGGAGACGGCCGCGAGCTCCATCTACGCCATCCAGTTCAGCGAGAGCGACGGCCTCGTGGGGCTCCAGAACGGCGAGATCGAGGTCATCGACGTGGGCCAACTGGAGAGCAAGGACGCGAGCCGAGTGCGGGTGCGCTGGTACGTGGGCCTGGCGCTGCTGCGGGATAGCGCGCTGGCGCGGCTGCGGGGCATCGACGCGAGCTAGGCGTCGCGTTTTAGGGTGACTGAGAGCGGACGGAAAGGAGCAATGGATGGCGCTGCCAACGATCGTCGACGCCCAGGGCGTCACGCGGCTGACCCTCAAGAGCACGCTCACGGTCAGCGTGGGCGATCTGCTGGGCTTTGATGGGACCGACTGGGTCAAAGCGGATGCGGACGCGCGGATCCCGGCGGAATTTATGGCGATGGTCTCGACGGTGGACGCGGGGCTGGAGGTTCCGGTCTGCCGGGCGGGCATTCTCTTCGACAGCGATGCTCCCTACACCAAGGGGGCGACGCAGTACCTGAGCGCCACCGCGGGCGCGCACACAGCGACGATCCCGGCGATGTCCAGCACGCTCACGATCATCCAGCGGGTGGGGCTCGCGCTCTCGACCTCGGAGATGAGCTTTGACCTGACCAAGCGGGGGCCGACGTACCTGCGGGCCCAGGTAACCAAGGACGTGGCCAGCCTGAACGCGACCACGGCGGCGACCGAGACCGCGACGGTGACCGGGCTGCTGGCGGCCGATGTGGTGCGGCCGGGACCCCATGCGCCGCTGACCGGAACGGGCTGGGATACGGG